CCTTGTAAAGCAGTAATAATTTTAATTATTTTACCACCATCAGGTACTGCAACAAATGTAGAAGATGCTGTACTAATATCTTCGATCTCAGCAGTTAAAAAATAGTCGTTTAATGTTCTCATGTTTTCTCCTTTATATGTTCCGTATTATTGACCTCTTAATACTTCATATTTTAGATTGATGCAAGGGGAGTAGTTTGAGGTTACTCCCCTACGCATTTATAGATTATGATGTTGTTAAGTCGAATACTCCACCTGAAGCACCTTCGTTTCTAGAGATCAAAGTCATTTCAGCTAATAGCTGTCTTTTCTCTGAATCACCAGATTTTGAAAGTTCATGCATAGTGAAATCTCTTAAGAATCCTACAGACCAGTAGTCCATATCTAGGACTAATGCATCTCTATCTCTAGAGAATCTGTTAGGAACAACTTCTAGATCACCGAAATCAGAAGAATATATATCTATAGAAGTGTATAGAGTTTTATCTTCTGAAGCATCGAATTTAGTAGATCCACCAGTAAATCCTGAGATTTTCTGTTTGTTGAATGGGCCTACCATGATCACAGATGGGTTACCACCTGAGTTCCAACAACCTTTAATTACTTCTTTAACCATATCTTCAGTTAAAGCTCTTTGCGTTCCATCGTTTCTAGCGTCTGAAGCGTCAGCTGCTGTTGGAGATGATCCATCAGAAGCAAAGTTGTCGTTAGTTGCAATCCAAGCACCGATTGAACCAAATGTTCTTGCAGTTGATGAGTTACCAGCTGCTCTAACTTGGTTAGTTAATAAAGTAGACTCAATGTCTCTTTTTAACTCTTTGGATTTCTTAGCGATTTGGTAAGCAAGTTCACTTGCTCTACCAGCTTTGTCTACTGCTTCTTGTGTACCAGTAATAACAACAGTCTTATCCATGATCTGTGTGTAGTTACCGATTCTTACAGTAGCACTTGATGCATCTAAAGTAGCGTCATCACCTTCGATTACTGCATTGTTAGTTGCAGCAGCCGCTAGTGAATCTGTTTGCCACTCGTGGAATGTGTTTTTTACTTGCTCTCTCGCAGCTGCACTCATGAAAGGAGTTTCAGTTGGAGAAATTGAATAAATCACATCCTGTAGATCTTCTCTGATACCTACTGCATCGTAAGTATCAAATGTGTTTGTTGGTTGTGCCATGTTTTATCCTTATTTTTTTCCGATTATTTCAAGAATAGCAGATTGAGCATCGTTCAGTTTACCTGATCGTTTCAATCTACCAATTTTTTGTTTTACATTAGCACGTCTTGATGAGTCCTCTGCTTTCGCAGTTCCTGATCTAACAACTTTAGGAGCAGTAGTTACTTTCTTAGCAGTAACAGGTTTACTCTTAAGTTCCTTGAATCCTATAGCATCTCTTAAGACCATTAAAAACCTATGGTCTGCAAGTGATCCAATCTCTTGATCATTAAATCCATAACCTGTGAGAGCATCTCTCATTTGGTTTCTGAATGTTGGTGATTTTTGAGGATCACTATACTCAGGAATCTTACTAGCAGCTAACCTTCGTTGTTCTTGCAGGTAATCATTATACTGTTGCAACTTAACAGCTTCATTTTGTTCTTTAAGCTTGTTAAATGATTCTCTTTGCTGACGCATTTGAAAATCAAGTTTTGCAGCAGCTGTAGGATCTTCTTCATACATTTTCTGAAGATCTTTCTCACCTGGTGTCTGACTGATGTAAGTGTTAGCATCGCCAATTAGATCGTTTAGTTCTTTTAGACGTGTATCGTAAGTTTGACGCAAACTCTGTTTTTCACTTTCTAGACTTTGTCTATCTTGTGATAAAGCATGAGTCTTTTGTCGGTAGTCTGAGTCTCTTGAATAACCTGATTTCAATTCGTCCAAGCTGACCTCTAGCTCTTGACCTTGTACTTTGACTCGGTGGAGCGTGGGTTCTTGTATTTGTTGTGATTCGGTTTGTTCTGTCTCAGTATTTTCAGAGCTTTCAGCTTCAGGTTTAGCTTCCTCAGTCTTGGGTTGGCTAATTTCTTCAGCAACAGGTTCAGTCTTTACTGGTTCTGTTTGCTCTTGTGGTTCTGTCTGAGTTTTCTCAGGTTCTGATTGTCCTTCTTTAGGATTCAGTAATCCTGATATTTTATCAGCAGCACCTGTAACAGTATTATCTGTTTTCATAGGTTCTCCTTTGGTTGATCGCTTCCTTATGGATTAGCGAAGTAGACTTCTAATTACTTAGTTAAGTCTTGTAGTTGATCTAGCTCTTTGGCAGCTAGTTTTCCTTCATTCATCACAGACTCAAGATGTCCTTTGATTTTTTCGACCATGTTATAGGCCATCCAAAGAACTTGTCTTTGATCGTGATCATTGTAAGACGTATTAAATATTTCTTCTCGATAACGAGTTTTTAAATAATTAAACGCCTCTTTCATTAGGGGTTCGTCCAGCAGCAGCTGGGCTTTCTTCCCCTCCGAAACCTGTTTGTTTAGATCCTTTTTCATTAAAGAACTGTTTTTGACCTTTCATTATTTCTTTAAACAAATCACCTGATTGTCTAACTTGTTGTTGTTCTATCATAGATCTGTTCTTCATTTCAAGCTCATTAATCTTAGTACCATATTTAAGCTCCATTTCTTTAACTTGTAGCTCAAAATCTAGCAATTTCTGTCTAAGTGCAGCTTCCATTTTCTTCATCTGTACTTCAGAATCTAAGATTGCTCTTTGATTTTCACCTTGTACTTGAGCTAAAGATACTTTCTCAAACTCAGTTGGTGGTTTAGGAGGAAGTGGTGGCATTTGTGCAGCACCTACTTCAGGATCCATAAAGAATGGTTCTACATTTCCAAGTCCTGCATTCTCTACAAGTTTTTGTAAAGTAGAATATATATTCTTTAAGTTAACAACTGGGCCATAAACATTTTGTTGTAAGTTAATAGCTTGTAGTTGTCTTTGTAAAATTGCATTTAATAAGATTAGTTGTTGTTCTTTAGAACCAGTTCCTAATCCTACTTTAACAGATAAGTTAACTCTATCTCTCCATTCATATGGAGTCATAGGTACAAACTCACCTCTAATTCTAACTAATTTTTCTTTTTGTTGGTATTTGCAAAGAAGTTCAAATATCTTAATACCTAAATCTTTAACACCAGTTTCTGCAAAAGTTCTAGCAATTAACTCCATTCTCATTTGAGATTGTGTTAACACTTGATTCATACCAGTTGCAGTATCTGTATTTAATGCATCTGCTTGTAAACCTTGTGCAGTTTTTGTAACACCTGATCTAGCTTCTCTTACAGAATCTAAATAAGCTAATAATCCTGATGCTTGTTCTGTAATAGGTTGAGCTGTCATAACCTGCATAACATTTTGTGGTGGTTGTTTAGTTCTTACAATACCACCAGGTCTATTTGTTAATAGGTCATCCATAGCTACTTGACCATCTTGTATAGCTATTCTGTTATTATTTGTTAGATACATATTATCTAACATTTGTCTCATAACAGTAGATTTAATTAATTGTATATCTTCTATAAGTTCTGAAACAGATCTACCATAAAATCTATGAGGCATTATGATAGGTGTCATAGAAACAAAAGGTATAGAATCTACTTCATCCATACCAAGTATTTTATAAGATCCATTACCTGCTAAACAAATCTTTAATAGTTCTGATTTACCATCACCATTAAGATCTAGTCTTGCATAGCATTCATGTATTAAAACTTCATCTGTAGAATTATCACCTCTATCTTGTGGTGCAGAGAAATCTGTATCTTGGTATCTTACTTGTCTATCTTCTAAATAATATTCTGAATCTCCAGTAGGTAAATTATAAACAGTATCAGCATCATAGCCCATTTCGATTAACTCTGTTCTAGTTAAACTAACTCTATGACAAACAAAGTTTGCTGTATCTATTGATTTAGCTCTACGTTCAATTAAAAATTCTTCAGGTGGTATTGGATCAATTTTAACTTGTCCATACATCTGAGTTTTATGAATAACAACATCGTGAAATTTTACTTTGTCTAAAACTTTACCATTGTTATCTTTAAATTCTTCTTCGTATTCTTTATGTTCAGTTTCTTTAACTTCAGGATCTGCAATAAGCAGATTGTATTCATCGTCTGTAAGTTTTTTATATTCTTCTCTAGTAGTCTTTTCAGAATCATCCCAATATACTTTTAGGATTCCATTCTTTTGTACTAAAGCATCTTTGAATGCTGTATAAATAGCAGAAAAACCTCTGTTCTCTTTATAGAAAACATGGTTAATATAATCACTAGCTTGTTTAGCTACTTTCTCATCTTCAGGCCCAGCAGGTTCACAATGAAAAATATTGTCTCCAGCTGTAAAGATTTTCATTAAAGAAGGCATTAAAGATTCAACTGTATCAGATACATCTGTACTGACTACTTGTGATCTTCCTTCTTGTTCATTACCGAATGGTTTACCTAGATAGTATTCTAAAGACTTACGTCTACGACTTACTATTTCACCACCAATGTAACCTGATGATGCTCTAAGTTCTCTATTCAATACTGCTATAATTTCATTTTCTGTCATACTATATATTTATAATCCACATTAATGGGTCTTTTCCAATCTGATGTATCTATTGGATCGTGTACACATCCATATCTAAATGCATCAGCTGCGTGAGAACACCAATCGTGTAAAGGTTTATTTTTAAATACTTGGTTCTTCTCATCCCATTGTTTTCGATATTGACGCAAAGCATCTAAACCTAATTTACATCTCTCTCTGTCAAACCAACAATGTGGTAAAGCATTTCTAACAGATTCTATACCATGATCAACCTCTAATTTAGGAGCAACTTCAAAGTCTATTCCTAAATCATTAGCGACTTCTAATCTAGATTTACCAGTTCCTAGTTCTCTAGCTTGTATGTCGTGAGGTGCTATATGTCTTTCATATGCATAGTTTTTATTATCTAAAACATCTGCATAATGAGCTAAAGACTCACCTGAGTTTTCATAGTAATCTATGACGTGTATTTCTTCACCAACTCTTTGTACAAACCAAATAGCTGTCGAATCCCCAATCCCTAAATCCCACCATGTCTCAACACCTGCGTGTTCTTCGACAGGAATACTCCCAATTCTTTTATCGTTATCAGCTTTGGTTATAAGTTTTCCATAATAACTACCACTAACAGCAGCTGTAAAAGAACATTCAAACTCTTGGTTATATTGTTCTTCAGTCATTATAGACTGTGCATCTTGTAATTCTTCTGTAGGCACTACGCCTGTTTCAGATGCTCTGTACATTTTTGCAAACCAGTCTTTATGTCCTCGTTGTGCAAAATCATAAACTTCCCAAAATTGGTTATGACCCATAGGAGTTCCTATGAACATTACCCATCCTAAAGTATCAGCGACTGCTGGACGTATAATCTCAGTCCAGG